AGCTATTTTGTTTAAGTTAGTTATACTTGGAACATTCTGAAATTTATCTACTTGCGTCCCACTTGAATTATTTACAATTACCCTCAACCTATTACTTCCTGACGTATAGCTTAAATAAACTCTATTAGAACTACTGCCACTATTTAAAGTAATGCTTCTATTCGTGCCGTCATCAGCCAAAGCACTTATTTCTGCGTATAAAACACCCTCTTCACTATTAATCGTTGGTGTAGCATCAACACAAGATTCTTGCGCTCTTGTTACTGTTGTTCCACTTGTAGGTATGTAAGATGTTGCGTAAGATAATTCTTCTAATTGAGCACCCCAAACATATATTGATTCGTTGTTTGTAGTCCACGCTTCCATCTGCGGGTACAAATTAACAGAACTTGTTGTTGTACCTACTCTGTAAAATCTCTGCCACTCGTTTGTAGCAACCCTCTGTTGTTCGGGAGAACTCGCGCTACCTATCTCCATTCCAAAAGGCACGTCATTTCCACTAACACTTTTCGCCCAAACTGAGAAAATAAAGTCACCCGCACCACCCGAAGGAATTGAAACCTCTATTCTTGATGTAGTATTTGAAGAATTAAAATCTAATCTTGTAGCGTTACTCGTACCGTCTGGAGATATAGTGTCATTTTGAGTTACAGTTATACCATTAATAGCATTCCATTGACTAAAATCTTCACTATAAGTAATCAAATTAGTACTCTGTGGTTCAAGTAAGAAAGCAGCTTCACCTGTTGAGTAATCTATTCTTGGTACGTCATCTTCTAATACTTCTTTGACTGATATGTTGTCTATTGAGCCTATGAAATTAACGTGGTTTCTTATTTCAATAGTTGTTCCTACTGCTTCAAGGTAAAACGTGTTTAAGCCATTAGATAAAACCGTAGCAGATACTCCGTTGTTAATTCTTACCACACCTATTGAACTATTATCTACATTTATTTCTATTTTGTAAGTTTTACCAATAGTGAAAACATTTGTTTGTGTTGTAGAACCGTTTCCTAAATTGTAATCTATATTTAATTGCCCATTTGAAATAGTTGCTCCATTAGTTAAACTCCACTCATCATTAGGGTCTACTTGCTTAACTGATATGTTGTCTATTGAGCCTCTAAATGCATTTCATAACTTCCATTAGAAGTAGCACTTGATGTTGTGTTATTTGCATCGCTACCCGCTAAACCTACATCAACCCTCCCACTAACATAATTTAAAACATCGAATGTTACTTTGTAGGTTTTACCAATAGTTAACGTTTTTGGTTGAGTTGTTAACTTATAACTCGTACTATTTATTTTAAGTACACCATTCTCGATTGTATGCCCTAACGCTAAATTCCAATCACTATCAGTATCAAAGTTGCCATTAGTTACTTGCTCTGAACCTAACTCATCAAAAGAACCGTTCTGAACTAAGTCTGAACCTAAATCTGTAACCGTTTCTATTAGTCCGAATTCATTTACTCTTGTTCCAAAAGATGCTCTAGTAAAAGTAAAGTCTGTTGTTATTAAATCGTACTTTAATTCAAATGTAGGCTGAAGTCCTCCTATTATATTTGTTTCTCCACTAGGAGATAAATTATAAATACTTCCCCAGCTTATAGAGTTATTAGTTGCACCTCTTCCCCATTGATTTGTATTATTAGCAGAGCCTTGTCCCCAACCTATTGTATTTGCCATTATTTTGTAAGTTTAATTAATTCTGAACTAGATAAATTTGTATCATAATATCTAAAGTCTTTTAGTCTACCTAAAAAGTTATCTCCTGATCCATCTGTTAGCCCTATGTTAGTCATTCCTGACATATCTATTCTACCAGCAGTTTGTGACGATGCTAATTCACCATTTACATATACATCAAACCCACTACTTGTAGATACTATTCCTATTTTTAATTTATAACCCCAAGTACCATAAAATATATTGTAGTTATTAACTCCTGTTCCTCCAACTCTATTAGTGACTCTAACCTCTTCACTACTTTCAATATTCATTATCCGTAAGTTATTGTCATCATCACCATCATTGATAGAAATACAACCAAAACTAAAATTAAGGTCTGTATAATCAGCATTAATAAATAAAGTCCAATCATCTGAAGTTACATCTATTGTTGTTAAATCATTTACCCTATCAATAGACCTAGTAGTTGTAGTCCCTAATAAGCTGGGAATATAACTTGTTTCCTTAGACTTGTCCTCAACTTGAGTTCCCCATATATAAATATATTCTGAAGCTACTCCACTACTTTGAAATATTCTGTAATAAACAGTTCCTAAAGTATTGTTAGTTGTAAATGTTACTGATAATCTGTACCAGCCATTTTTATACTTTTTAAAACTTGCACTTCCTATAATACTACTTATAGTTTCTGTGTCAAAATTAAAAATTACTCTACCCTGTATAAGACTATCCAACGTACTAAAAATGTCTAATCTTGCTATGCTGCTAGTACCCTTTTTTACAAAAACTGATGCAGTATATTCTGTTGATGTTAGAATTACATCATCTATATTAAAAGAAATATAATTATTTGATGTTGTTGTAGATTCTAGTTTTGTAGCATCAACATTTCCTGTTGGACTTATTATAGCGTTTGGTGTGTCTGTTGTGTTTTGATTAGACCATTGAGAAAAGTCCTCAGAATATTTTACTAAATTAGTAGAAGCTCTTTCCATTAATAACTCAGGACAACCCTCATTAGCATAATCTAATCTAGGTGTATTAATGTCTATTGTTTCAATTAATCCATCCTTATTAAATCTAGTCCCAACAGTAGTTCTAATAAATGTAAAGTCACCATTACCATTGCTGGGAATAGGACTGTATATTTGGCTTAATTTATAAGCACTAGGAACTAAAGCAAAAGTAGGTGTACTCATTTTTTATATTTTTTACATATCTCTTTATAAAATAATATAGCAGCTCTTTCAGTCTTACTGTTTGTATTACTGTTTGTCTTACTATCTGATTTTAGATATGTTTTTAATTTCTTAATGTTTTTTTCTTTTACTTTGTATATCATAAGTATATCATAAAACCCATCCGTTAAAAGTTGTATCAGTATCAGGAGAAATGTCCTCGTTATTATTTGAATTATATTCAGGAAATAAATTATCATTAAAATTCATATAATCTACAAACCTTGTAGAATAATAATTAGCGTACTCTCTAGCTTTAGCTACTAAGTAATCTACTTCATTTTTATTGACCGTTTCAGCAGTTTCTGAACTGTGTTTATAAATACCTCCATTCTTTATCTGATAAGCAGCAAAAGGAATATAATTAACTTGAGCAAACCAAATCAGCATAGGCTGAACATAATCATTTACTAAAGATAAATAATCACCTGTTAAAGTATCATTAATAATATCAGTACTTATCCTGTTGTATAAATCAGTACCTAATAAATTCTGTATATCTATCTGTTGAGCAATTTTGATGAATTGTATAAATTTATCTGTGTCTACATTTCCATCTAAAATGCTATTTCTAACTAAATCTGTTCTATTTATAAATAATGCTACTGCCATTTCTTATCCTTTATAGTTTGGATGATGTCCATTATTAGCCATATCTTTAGGAGCTATCTTAGATTTTTTATACTCCTCTCCTTTTGGAATATAACTTTTAGGAATACTTTTAACCTCTTCACTTGAACTTAAAGCCTTATCAGGTCTAAATGTACCATCTGTATTCTTTTTAAGCCTGTATAGTTGCTCGTTAAAGTAGTGTCCACAGTTCACCCCGCCTTTAAATTTGAAAAGCGAATAGTTTTTACCCTTATGACCAAATGACTTGTTTACACCTTGAAACGATGCTTGATCTATGTCCTCTTTTCTGTAAACAACTCCTTTAGATGTTCTAGCCATCATAGTTTTACAAAACTTTCTACTATTGTCACTTGAGTATTTTTCTTTGTATGTGTATCTTACTTTGTAAAAACTCTTATCTAAAAAACTTTTAGCACTAGGTTTAGACTTTATAAAATCAGCTAGTTTAGTAAGCATATCTTTTTTAGGCTTTATCATTTTTTTTGCCCAAGCCTCAACACTTTCATTTTCCTCATCATATTCTCTTTCATCTACTAACTCCCACTCATCATCTATTGTTTCACCTTGTAAAGCATCTAACATCTCATCATCATCAAAATCATCCTTACTTAATTTAACACCTGTTTCCTCTTCTCTTGTTTCCTCATCCTCTACATTCTCTAAGTCTGTAAATTCTAAAGGCTGAAGCGTTTTAAAGTACAAATTAAGGCTTATATTATTGTAAGCTAGTATAGAATCAAAAGCATCTAGTAAAAGTGTCTGAAATGGTCTTATAACCACGTTATCCATTAGTATAGTAGCAGTCTTTAACTCATCTGCATTATTACCTAATCCACTATTATCCTTTATACCTAATAGCATAGGACTTACAACCCTATGAGCTACCATTATTTTTTTAGAACTCTCATCAGATAAAAACTGATACTGTTGATGAGCTTCGCTTAACTGTATAGGTTCAATAGTAGCAGCACTCTCAGGATTATCATTAAAAGCTATGATGCATTTACCAGCATTTGAAGTCCCTGACCATTTTTGAGCTATTCTATTTTCTAGCATTTGTCTTTCCTCTGCGTTTGGAGTACCATTGTTAAACTGTATTAACATACTAGGTGCTAAACCATTCATAATGTTATTTAGATGATAATTACTTATCTCCTCTTCTAATTCAGCATACTGAACACCTCCAGCATAATCAGGACTAGAGTAATATTTATACCCAGCTCTGTAAGGCTTAACATATAGTATCTCTATTGCATCTTTAGAACACTCAAAAGCTGATATCCTTTTTAATGGATCACTCTTTTTTCTTGTAGTCCAATTATCAGAGTAGTAATATGCTTCTATTTTACCTTTTTCATTGCACTTCTCAGCTCTCAAATTCTCAACAGGAATATGCTCTACCTGTGCTATTGTCTTTCTATCCTTTGAATAAATGACTTGCATAGAACATTGTCCCATTAACTTTAAATCATAACATAATTTCCTAACACAATCCTTATGAAATAATGATATCATTTTAGCATATTGCTCAGGCTTTCTATTTGAATTAGTAGCATCTAACCCTTTTCCATAAATCATCTCGCTAATACCGTTTATTATAGCGTTATTAGTAGGACTACCATTATATCTTTCAATAAGAAAACCAAAATAATTGTTATCTACTCCATAACCTACCCAATCCTCATTCCTTTGCTCTACAATCTCAGGTGTAGTATATGAACCTAGATTAACAACGCTAATAGCTGAATCTGTTTTAGCTTTATTTTTATTAAATTTTTTCATTTAGTATTATATTACTATTATATGACTATTATATGACTATAAAATCATTATCTGCTGAATCCTCTGTAACATAAACATCTTTATTTACTGTATAGTAATTGTTGTTTAGCTGGTCTATTGTCTGAGCAGTAGCAAAAACTCTATCTTTATATATTAAATCTTGTGACTGTGTAAAAATATCTAAAGTATAAAAGTCACTTTCTGTTAAAGTACCAAAATCAGCAGAAAACTCTAAGTAATTTCCATCTGTAACACTATCTACTGTAACCTCTATTGTTTGATTTGTAGTTTCACTAGTTAATTTAATATCTATTGAACTTACAAACTCTCTAGGGATTATGTTAAATGTGTGTGTACCTGTTAAAGAAATTGTTTTCATATCTTATCGCTTATTAATATATAAACATTTTTATTTTTTTTTACATAACACAAATAAAAAAAGCCTCTCAAAAGAAAGGCTAATTTTAAAAATAAATTAATACTGATTAAGCAGTAGGATCAATTTGAGTAGCTGAAGCATCATCAGTAATTACAGTAGATACTACAAAATAAGGAGCATCTTTTTCTTGTGCTACAAATGTAAGAGATGAACCTGATAGGTCACCCATTGCAGCACCTGTTGAAATTGTACCACCATTTACATCACCTCCATTAAGTAAACCTACTAAAAAGAAATTTCCATTATAATCCTCAATAGCAATATGTGGTCTGCTTACTGATAATAATTTTATCTCTTCTTGTGTAGCCTTATCTAAGTAAGGTAAACTCAAAGTTAATGTACTCTCATAAAAAGTAGTACCATTCTCTCTTGATGATGTGATTGCAGTTTCTAAAGTTGATGTACCCTTTAAATCAAACTGAAACCAAGTAGGAGTACCTGAAAATGCAGTAATCTCTCCTGAAGTTATTGTAGCATCTCCTAAAGTACCATAATCAGCAAAGTAAACAGTTTTAATACCACCTACTGAGCTTTTACAAGCTACTTTTCGACCACTAGTTAATAAACACGCCATTTTTTATATAGTTTTTTTAAAAAAAAAGGTAGGGTATAAAATCCCTACCCCCTTTTATTGTTAGTTAATTGTTTTACTAAGAATAATAAACGATATCAGAACCGAAAACGTGTTGTACACCTCCTGTAAATCTCATTATTACTCTTACATTTTGATCTCCTAAAGTTTCACTTGTATCAATTACACGAACTTCATTTTGGTCACTCATCAAACCTGTACCGAAATATAGATTAGACTTCTCAGCTAAAACCATTTTGTTAGATGACATCCCTTTACATACAAAGATATTTACACCCTCAAAAGTTAAAGCACCACCGTTGTACCATTGTGTACCTTTGTTATCTGTACCAGCTCCTCCAATAGTAGCAGCAAATCCTCCTAAAGCTCTAATATAAGCCTGTGCAACATTAATAGGTACATATAAAGTTAAATCCTCAGAACCTAAGATAGCTGGTGCGTTAGCTACTGCTGAATCAATTACCTTACCCATTTCATCGATTACATTTGTAGCAGTTACAGTAGTTCCTGTTACATCGTTTACAGTTCCATCTGCTAATAATTTAGCTTCAAAACCATCAAACTCTCCACTTGTTGCAGTAGCACCTTTCCAAATGTTTTTCTCTGTCTTATCAGCTACTTTAGCAGCAACGTGAGCAATTACAAACTCTGCAAAACTTGGAGCTAAGTTATCAAATGCAGAATATCCCATTTGTTCAGCTTCCCACGAATTGTGCAAGTCTTTTTTACACAGAATCAAATTTACTTGAAACTCATCAGGTTGTAAAACTGCTTCTGTTAGTGTTAATGTGCCTTGATCTGTGACAAAATCACAGGTAGCATCTTTTACGATGTCATCAGTAGCACCTTTTTGAATTACTGCCTTGTACTTTACATTAGGCATAATGCTGATAGCTCCAGCATCTAGAGTTGAAGCTGATAATAAAGCAGCAGCGATATATTTACCACTAAATTCACCAGCATAAGTTGAAGTTAAAGAAACACTCATTTTTTTAATTTTTTAATTTTAGTTACTTAATTTTCTCATTACTCTATCTAGTGTAGACATAGGTCTGTTATTACCTATCTTAATTTTAGATAAAGTCTGTTTGTTTTCAGGATTAAATGAAATAGGTTCTACTGCTGGTTTATCTAACTCAGCTTGTAGCTCCTCATTTACTTGCTCACTTAATTCTACTTTCTCGCTTTTTAAAGCATCAATCTCTTTTTGTAGTTTTTCAATTTCTGAAAAGAACATCTCTTTAGTAATTGATTCTACTACTTTTTTAGGTGTAGTTTTTTCCTCTGTCATTTCTACTTCAGGAGTAGCCTCTACATCCTCTTCTACTACCTCTTCAGATTCTTGCTCTACTTCTTTAATCTCAGAAATTAATCCCTCTTCTGCTATTACTAAAGTTTTACCATCCTCTAAATTGTACTCTCCAACAGGTACAGGAACTCTATTGTCATCCGTTACAATAAAAACCTCTTTATTAGGTTCAAATGCTTCAGCTTCTAATATAGCACCATTGTCTAATTTCTGTTGTTCTAGCTTTACCTCCACAGATAAATTTAGAATTTCCTTAATTTTGTCAATCGTTGTCATATTAATATATAAATAGTTAAATAAAATTTTATATTTTTAAATGTTACCTCTTACACTTCTTAAATCAGATATATTGTTTCTATGTTTTTTTAAAACACTTTCAAACTGTGATTTAATTGAATCTGCTCTTTTAACTAATTCATTAGCCCCTAGCTCTTTAGCTTTTTGCTTACCCTCTTCTGTTATTTTTATAGCTTGTTCTAAAGCAGATGTACTATCAGCAAAATCAGATAAAGCACTTAAAACGCTTTTTTCTGCTTGTTTACTTGATGATAATGCTTTATTTTTTAACTTTTCAACATCATCAAAAATCCCCAACTCTACCTTTTGAGATTCTAACTCTACTTTCTCTGTTTTAAACAGTCTGTTTCTTACTGATTTTTGTTCTTTCATTTTTAAATTTATTTTTAAATTACTAACTTAATCTTACAAAATCCCAAAAATAGTGTCCGATGCTTTAGTTGTTGCAGACTTTAATTCTGCCAACTCACTTCTATATGCTTGTAGTTGTCTTATTGCTATTGATGCTTCTGAAGGTAATTCAATACCTAAATCTTTAGCAGAATTAACTAATTTTTTTACATCAGATTCTGTTTTTTCAATTTCTTTTAAAGTTGCTTTTGATCTTGTAGCAACAAAATCTAAATCTTGTGCGTTTTTTCTTGCTCTCATAAATAATGCATCAGATTGTGATTTTATTTTATTGTAAGTTTTTACAATATCATCAACTAAAGCCAACTCAACTTTATGAGTTTCTAACTCAGTTTTAAAAAGTTGCTTTCTTATTTTATTTTCTAAATTCATTTTTAAATATATTTTATTAATTATGCTTTTTGCTGAATTATAAACCACTCTACTCCATCACACCAAACTTGAACTCCCTCATATGCTCTATTAATTAAAAAAGCAGTTGTAGAGCCATCTAATGTATTAGGACTAGTTGGTAAGATTTTGATGTATTTATTAGCACTAATAGTATTATCAGATATAAACCTATATAGTCTATTTTGACTTTCACTAGCTAAAGGTAAAATAACTCCAAAAATACCATTACCACCTGTCCAAGTAAATTTATAAAAATCACCATTAGAAGTTAATGTTATATCCTCACCAGCTTCAGCAGTAATTAATCTTGCTTGTAAAAAAGTATTTAACTGATTTGAACTTGCTTGTCTAGTTTCCCCATCTTGAACAATAGGGACTAACTCTGATCCTATTAATTGTTCAGCTCTTGGTAAACCTGAAATTTTACTATCTGCCATTATAATATAATTTTTGAATTATCCTCTTTTAATAAAAAATCTCTATTTTCTTGTAATAAAAAATCATTTATCTTTATTCTTGTAGTTGATCCTATTCCTTGTGCCTGTAAACTACCATCACAACATTTTGTAGAATAAGTGTTATCATCACATAAACAACCTCTTCTACTTCCTGTTGGACTTGTTGAGCTTGGAGTTTTAAATTTATCTTTAGCCATCGATACCTTAGGTATTATCCAATATCTATTAAGATCTAGTTCCAGTTTTCCTTATTGCATCAAGTTTTTTCATAATGTTGTTAGTTCTTGAAAACATAGCTCCAGCAATAATTGTATCAACATCAACTCCCAACTCCTTTGCTTTAGCTTCTACTTGTGTACGCATTTTTCTCATTTTCTCTATTT